TCCATAGTAGCAACCCCATTTAAATACTCTCTTTCCTCTGCACTAAATATCTTATCTCTGTAATATCTTGGCAGTGCTACCCTTTTGCCCTGGTGCAATACATAAGGTCTCAAATCCTCTCCAATATGCCATTTTGCATTGCTTTCCAAATATCCCGCTCCTAGTCCTTTACTCATCAGACTAAATGGTTTCTGATCTGGTGTCTGCATGTCTCTATCAATCACATACTTTGTGACATAGTTAATACTTGCATGTGTGCAGCTCCCTGCGTGAACCGTCCCATGCGGCCACAAATTTTCATCCACTAATTTGAACAACGTGTTTGGATGAATATTATACATAATAGAGTGGTAGTGCGGGCGATAGCGTTCTGATCCATATTCACCAACTGAGTAGTATTTAATTTTCCATTGATCCCAATTGTCGTCAATGATATCGTTTTTTTGCATTTTTTTGACATACCGTTTTTGATTTACTTTGATATTATACTGGAAGTTCATTATGTCTTTTTTGTATAATGAACCCGTTTCTTTGTTACCGTATTTGATGTGCTCATCGTCATACGTCATCGTCAAAAAAAAAGCGTTCCGACTTCTCATAAATTCCTGATAAAGTCTAACGCTCCAATCTGATCTTCTTCTCTGTAAACAGAAGTTGCAGTCCCCACAAGGGACCACATCTTCATTCTTTAGTGTTATCGGCCTGATACACCTCATAATCTGATGCCGCCCCTCGGCATAGTGTACCTACGTTTCCGGCTTGATCTTCTGCTCCTTCGGCCTCTGCCGTAATTTCTTACTTTGTAACCTCTCCTCGAACTTGATGACCTTCGTCGGCCTTTTCTGCGTCTCATAATATAAATTTAGATTTATGATGAGAGTTGCGACCTGCAACCCAATAATTAACGCCCCTAATATAGTGATTTCCATTAGAACTTACTTGTTGGTGGTAAGTTCCTCCATGATTCTGTACTGTTATACCTATATGGCATCTTCGGTGCTTTGAAGTTTCTCAACGTGCTTCCTACTGTTTTACCCAATGCTCCTGTAAACATACCTATCAGCCTACTACCCATTTTCGAAGCTGCATCCCAATAAAATAACTTGTTCAGCTTCTTCTTCAAAGCTATGTCCTCATCCAACTTTTGGCCTTGAGTACCTATCAAACCTGTCTGGGCTATTGTCTTGTCAATATCTGCCCCTATGGCTCTTAGCCTCTCACCACTATAATCCGTGTCGGCAATGTACCTTTTTTCATACAGTGAAATATCCTGCGGGTCTCCTGTCAGGTGTTTTACATTATACTCTGCATTTCGCATGTTTCCCATTGCTGCGGCTAATCTTGCTCTCCCTCCATACAACATTTCTGCTACCTGCGCCTCTTTCGAATGTATATCCGCTTGCGCTTCCATGTTGTCAATCTGTGCGTTCTTCAATGCGAAGTCCTGATACATACTAATTACTCCGGGTAAGTCCTGAACAACTGGTTGGTAATTAAATGACTGTTTTGGTGCGTTGTACTTTGGCAACTGACCTGCACTATTACCAACCGCTTTGCTTGAACCGTAAATCATATTCGGGTTCAATCCTGCATTCTTCAATCTTTCCATCTGGTTTGCAGGGTTATTATACTCGTTACCCCTTCGCCACATTTCCAAATCCTTGTCATACGCAAACTCTGCCATCTCTCTATTGGCTTGGTTTGTCATATCTGTATTCCTTCTTGCGGTATCACTGTTCATCTTCCCCTGAACTACTCCGCTTATGGCTTGCGCCGCTGCTCCTATTCCTAATAAATCCATTGCTTTTTTTTTCTTTAAATGAAACTTTTTTTCCGCTCAGCAACTTGCACAAATTTTGTGAAGCCTGTCGTAACAAAATTTATGCTGCCTGAGTTAAGTTTTGACGGACTGGTCCGGCTCAAAACGCCCATCTATTTGCTTCTTCCCTTTTCTTCGAATAATCCAACTTTTTTTCACTCTTTGATTTTAAATTACGTGAATCGCTCCACAGGCTTTTTAAGGTAGTCTAGAACGATCTGAGCTCCGATGTAGTGATAGACCTCACCTTGACGCCGTTCGTCGATTCTTACCCCCTTAAAATCAATTCTCAGAGGTCTAGATTATTCCCCTCGTTTTTCCGATGGGAAAAACCGGATTAGCACATACAATGCTTGTTTATAAGTGCTAATCCGAGACACATTGTTTAAATACAATTTTCTCATTCTCCTTTTCCCTCAGGATCACCGGCATCATCTGACGGCTTTTCATCCTTCTTAGGTGTTACTGTACCGGCCTTTTTTTCGGCCTCTTTACGGGCCTTATATGCCTTCTTTTTCTGCTCGAAATTTTCTAAAATTTCCCCCGCTTCATTCATCAATTCTTGATGGTCAACCGAGTCCATTTTACCAACCTTTTCGAGGTCAAAATCTTCGTGTGCTTCTTCGTCGTCATCATGCAAATATACTGGCTCTCTCCTGTTCGTTACCGGCATACCTGCCGCCAATCTATTTAACATCTCAGCCACGCTCAATGTATCGTCCTGAACTGTCAAAGAATCCCCTTGCGGGGATTCAATGTGCTGCTTTTCTTCCGTCCAAAGCATAACGTTTTTTAGTCTTTTGACTTTTATCTTCTTCATATCTGTTTCTTGTTTATAATGTAGGTGTACCGTAATATGGCAACCTGCGCACAGCACTAATATTATTGTAAATCTGACAATATAGCTCATCTTCTTCTTGGTCTTCTACTGCGAAAATTCTTTTCGTTGGGTCTGCCTTTATGAAATCATCATTCAATACCGGCAAAGCATCAAATTTCCTGCCCATATGCCAATACGATAGATTATCCCTCATATCGCCATGTACCGTACTGATACCAAATTTTTCCTCCGAATATCTTGGAGTATATCCAAACGTCTTTTCCAAATTCGCCGGATCCGCGTTGTTCGCCAAATCTGCAAAAATCTCCTTGTTTATGATTTCCTGCTCTCCCAAATTCGCGAACTCTGGCCACGGGTAATCCAACTTGTCAAATCTACTGAAGTGACGAGGAACCCCCTGCTCATATGCAGTTACTGGCAATACTGACATTATCCCGATCACATATCCATGTTCTTTAAACTTTCTCCTGAATCCGTGACGCTGACTTGCTGCTATCCCATGACCTGCCATTTGTCCCAATGGTGTTTCTACATTGTCTCCTGCGGTTTCCGTACCTGATGTTTGCAATACTTCCGATATACTTATCGGATTCTTACCCCCACCTAAATACTCAGCTCTTTGGAGTCGTGCGTCATCACTGATCACCCCCCAGTGGCTTAACAACTGCTCAACATAACGCGCGCCCCCTCTTGCATTCCTTTCGAGCCATTCCTGTAATCTTGCACTCCTCCGGATATCGTTAATAGTTAATCCTAGATCGTCAATATTCTCAACCGTCAAAGATTCCAGTGCAGTATCTGTTTGGAAGTTCGTTCCGTCATTGTTCACTGTTCTCACTGCATTTCCAAATGCTGCCGGATCACCATCAGGATTAAACAACTGCGCCGGCTTTCTATAATTGATCTCTACCGGCAAATTCACTTCTGGTCCTCTCTGGGCCCACGGCAATGCACTCGTAAAATAATCGCGGCCCCATGCCCTCTGTCTCAATACGGATATATTACCAAAATCACCCTGATATCCTCCTGCCTTGCTAAAATCTACCTCATCCCGCATGTTCTGATCTCTGTAGTAATCATTGAAAATCTGCGTGTAAGCTCTGAATGGTAATGTACTGACCTTGACCGTTCCTTCTAGTGTTGCCGTTTGATCTTGTACCGGCAAACCCATGTAATCACATAAACTACCTTTTGTAAATCTAGCCTTGTTCGCATCATTGATATTGTAATACGGTGCACTCGGTTCCAGTGTCCCATCTCTCCCACCAGTGATAAAATCCTCCCATTCGTCCCATACGATTCTATTTGGTACAAAAAAGTAATGGGTGGTCACATTGATACGGTGCATAACCGGTGCTAACATTGGTGCTAATCTCATAAAGATTTCACTATTCACCTTGAAACTATCCCCCGGCAATATTGATTGTACCATTATCGGTGTCAAATTTGCCATTTGAAGGCTCATCTTCCTTTCGTGTGAAAGGTCAAACTTGTTTTTGCTCAGCCTTTGGCGGCTAACCTTGCTAAAAATACTCATACTAAAATGTGTTTAATTTAATTGATTTAACTCTGATTTTATCATGCATCTCCTGCTTACGCTCTGATACATACTCCATCGGTCTTTCTATACCGAATGCTTTAATCCTTTCTACTTCTTCCCAAAATGCTCTGTCCAGCTCCATAGTAGCAACCCCATTTAAATACTCTCTTTCCTCTGCACTAAATATCTTATCTCTGTAATATCTTGGCAGTGCTACCCTTTTGCCCTGGTGCAAT